CAAAGGGCGACAAGCGCAAATACGACGCAAGCGCGATTGAAAATATCAGAATTTGGGCGGTCTGTACAGGCGATAAATGCCGATCAAGCTGGGATAGATTTATTTATGTATGTAGGGCCTAAAGACGGGATTACGCGCCCTTTTTGTCGTAAGCTTGTAGGCAAGGTATTAAGCAAGTCTCAAATCAATAAGCTTAATAATGGACAGGGTGCTGGGCCAGTGTTGACAAGTGGGGGCGGGTATAATTGCCGTCATTCATGGTCACCAGTAAGCAAAGGATTTATCAAAGTCATGGATTTAACGGTGGCAACAGATAGCGAAATAAAGGATTTAACATGATCAAAGCACAACAAAACAAAGACTATAATTTCATCTGGCAAGCCCCATCGGTTATCACTGGCACGCCATCGATCACCTTTCATCTTGAAAGCGGTGATATCACTAGCGCCATGACTCAAGGGCGGGCATCACTAACAGCCACTGCTATTGCAAATGATCGCAGATCATTGACTTTATCAGCGTCCACGACTAGCCTCAAGCCCTATCAAAGTCAAGCGTTTTTAGTGTCCGACGGCGATGACTACTTCGCGATAAGACCAGTGAGGATCGTAGGGGCTAGCTTGATCATGGGCGATCCATTGCCTAGAGATATTTCTTTTTCTAGTAGTGCATCAATTCAATTTGCGTGCTGGTCATATCTTGCTAGCTCTAGCACTATCACAGCAGAAAAGGCAGATATCGCTTTTACTATTGAATATGTTGAGAGCCTTGGTGGTCAATCAATCAATAAGGTTGATAAGGGTATTCTCAAGGTCGTACCAAGGCCATTTAATACGGGGCTAGATCATAATAAATTGTGTGCTTTATTCCCTCATATCGCTGATTTAGCGCCTAGACGGGCAAATGGATTTGAAGATCAGATTGATGCTGCATTGAGTGAATTATCAATGTATGTCAGAGATTTAATCGTTCCCGATGATGTGGATGAAGACGACATACACAACACACAAGATTTGCTACAAGCTCATGCTTATTTAACTCTTGCACGAATCCACGAATTAAATGGTAATATCGATCTAAGCGAGAAAATGCGTGCAAGAGGTATGCAACTTGCTGATCTTACAATGAGAACGATAAGTCTTGATATCAATAAGGACGGTATCGCTCAAGACGATGAATTAAACAAAAGAGTCAAAGGCTACGGCGTTGTAGGTGGCAATTTTGCGGATCGTATCGCTACCACATACGAGCAGACCTTTAGCCCTACCCGTGGCATGAGGCACTAGATGAAAGCTACAATTAAGCTCAATTTGCCGTCAATTCAAATGACTCAACAAATGATGGCTCAAACTGGTCTAGATATGGTATCGCTCATTAAAGTGCGCATCTATAAAGGTCTTGACGCAAATGGTAAGCCATTTAAGCCCTACTCGATCAAGCCTTTGTATGTCTCAAAAGGCTCTCCACTTGCCAGACGCCTAGCGCCTAAAGGTGGGATCAAGACTAAAAAAGGCATGTTCTTTGCTGGTGGCTATCGTGAATACAAAGATAAATCTCGTAAAAGAAATAATGCGATTGAGGGGCAAACAGCCGAAGTCGATCTCACCTTGTCGGGCATGATGATGCAAAATTTCACGGTGCTAAAATCATCTGATAAAGGTTTTACGATAGGTCTTTTGCCACCAGTGGAATCGTATGGCTATGCAGTCAATGCGCAAAGACAATTCATCGGATTGACTGATGATGAAATAAGCAAATTGATTGAGATGATAAAAATTAACTTAATGGGGGAATCATGAGCAGGGGCATATCTCTATCTATCGATCATCTCATTGATCGCATCGAGGCGCTAACGCCTAAAACAGATTCATATCATGGCTATCTTTGCATAAGCGATGCAAGCGGGCGTAATCTCTCTCTAGAGTCTAGATCAAATCAAAATCGTATCTTTGATATTCGCTTTCAAAGTCTTGCTCAAGACGATGGGCAAGCGGGCATATCTGGACGCAAAAGAATAGATTTACTGCTTCGAGTTAGGTATGATATAGGCGGTGACTTAGCTCTCTTAGATCGCATGATCGCAGAGGATTCTAGCCAGCTGATCAACAGTCTCAAGCAGCCTGACTATGATGCTGATAATACCGGCATCGTGTCTTTGATACCAGCGCAAGCGTCTTTATCCGAGATACAAAATGATCCCTCTCAAGTGGGCTACCTCTTATCTTTACCCTTTACCCTTTTATATATAGAGGAATAAAAATGACAGTTACACATAGAAGTATATCCGTCGCAAGTGAGGCATCTTTTGGCTCAATCGACACAAGCACAGGCTTGCCATCTGCTAGCGGTTTAAGCTTTATCTCTTTACCTTGCGAGCGTGATCCTATCGTTATTTATGGCGATGTGGTAGTAAATGAACGCAATGAGGGGCGTGATGGGCCTCATGGCTTACCACCAGAGCCAGACACTGTATGGAGTGGATCAAGCCGAGTACAAAGACGCACAGGGCAAGTACAAATCACCATCGATTTTACCACTGTTGGCGCTGATGCAAATACATACGCCGGCACTGGTCTAGGCAAGCTCTTAAACGCCGGTTTCTTAACTTCATTACCCTTATTCACATCAGCAGATACAGTCACCGGCGACGATGTAAATTTTTTCACTCCTACCACCACAAATACAAATTACAAGATTGGTGGTATCGTATCATCTCTCATTGGTGGGCGTTGTGAATATGCTGGCGTGACAAGCAATAATCGTGGTGGCGCTGGTAAGATCGGCGTTAGCCCCGCATTTAGTGATGAGCCTACTACTATTTACCCTCTGCAAACTTGGTATGTACCTACATCAACATCAAGCGGGCAAGTCGTTGAATCTTTGTGCTTTAGAGTCGATGGCGTTGGATTTAGAACATATGCGTATGGTTGCAAGCTAGCATCTCTAAATATCTCTGTTACTAATGGGCGCTTGATGGGTCAATTTACTTTTCAAGCTGCATTGATTCAAGATGATCACGGTAATGCAAGCGGGCCAGTGGAGCCCGTTGTTTTAGGTGGTGCTACTCAACATTTTAGAAATTCCTATGTCGTTGTATCTAGCCCCGTCACCTACTCAAGATCAAATATCTCTGGCACTACCGGAGAAGAGCTAGATCGTATCGCTTTAGATGCTGAAGGTTTTACTTTCAATATCAGCAATACCCTAGCGCCTAAGGGCTTTAGTAATAACATTTTAGCCATGTCCGACATGGAAGTCGCCACCGTCGATCTTGAATGTACAATCACTTTATCATCAGTAAAATCAGATATCGCAGACGATTTTAAAGATCGCGTGATTCGTAGCGTGTTAATAGGTACTGGACCGGTAGGCAACGGCAAAGGGATGGCGCTATTTATCCCAGCCGGCTATCTCACTGTCGATCCTAACAAGTACGATGTATCTGGCGATATCGTCAAGCAAGTACTCACTTATAAACACTCTCGTTTTGGTGGTGATGTTGGCACTACACAGCCAGCTAATACCCCTATTCGTTTAGCACTAGGAATCTAAAAAAATGCTTTCTTTTTCAACCTCTTCACAAACTCAAATAGAAGTGGCTATCACTTGTGATCAAGCGCTTGATATGACTGATAACGATAAACTCATGTACCTTAGAGGACACAAAGATTTTTTGAAAATCAAAGATGGGCAAAAGCCTAGCTTATTCGTTATTAAGGCATTATCACCATCTGAGAGAGAGGATGCTGAAATCAAGGCGGGCGCTTATACTAGATCAGAGCTGGGGCGTATGCTTTTCATTGAGCAGCCCTCTGACACAAAAGAGCGCGCGTACTGGCATGATGCCCTAGGTGATCAAGAGAGAAAAGCACTATCGGAATATAACGCATATTTAAATAGGGTATATCAAGAGATGATCAAATGCTCAGTGATTGAGATTGTCGGTGTATCTGGCAAGCCATGGGATTTGATACAATCAATCAAGCCCGATCATGTGCGAGTACAGACTATAAGCGAGTTAGTGGCGCATATATCAAATTTATCTCTTTTAGGTGATGAGGGAAAATAGCAATCGCATCTTCTATCTGGCTATCTCAAAATCAAGGGAGATCATGGGGATGCGAGCAATGTAAATCTAAGCCAGCGCTTAGGGCAATGCGTGGGAATTGTGGAGGCGCTTTTAAAAAGGGCTTGCCATATTTAGATGAAGACGAGCAGGGCTATTTTGTGCCAGCGTATAGGGTGGCGCCTAATTGCTCAGGCGAGTACGCTGATCTAAAAATAAGGTCTTGCCCTGTGGCTGGTGCTAATAAGGTGGCGCCTATAACACAAGCGTATTTTAGGCATATCAACGGGCTTTTTGATTTAAAAAATGTATATCCTATGCCCTCTTGTGCTATTGTAGAGGCTATTGATATTTTACATCATCACTATCAAGAGCTTAAAAACAAAATCACTCAAGAGCAAATCGAGGAGGCGCAGAATGGCAGAAAATAAAGTCACGATTGATGTTGAGGTAAATGGCGCCCAGCAAGCTCAAGGGCAACTCAACAATGTGGCGCAGGCTACAAATGCAATAGATCAAAATGCTAAAAAGGCTAATAAGCAAACTACTCAACTAGGCGAAACTTTTTCATCAGTAGGCACAGAGGCGCAGAGGGCAACAGGGGCGGCATCGAGGGGCGTTTTGGCTGTTCAAGGTGGTCTAGGTGCT